ATAGAGTTGATGATTTAGGTGGTGATTGTGCTGTGTTGGAGTTGGAAGCTTATAAGTTGAATGGGGTTAGAAATAATTTGACAAAAATTAGTCGGTCTACTCCTGTTTCCGGGTTGTGTAGACAGTTGTATAGAAATGGAAAAGGTTTTGTTGAGGTTGTTGATACTACTTATGGTGATGCTGCGGTTGAAATTCAATATACTACGCATGGGCGTGTTTATGGGTTTCAGAAGAAGTATGCTAGATACACACCTGCCCCTGGTCACCAGGGTAAGTGTGGGTGTATCTATGTTAATTTGACGGAGAGACCTAGTGTTGGAAATGCCGGTATAGTTTTGGGTTTTCATGTTGCTGCAAATTGCACGGTGGATAAGAGAGTTTTTAGAGTTATGGATGACGTTGTTTTTTCATTGAACAATATTAAACATAGTGCTTATCCTCCTTTGGATAATCCAAAGGGTGGTTTAGGTGAATTGTTTGGTATGGAGAGTGCGAAGACTAGTATGAGTTCACAAGTTTACCCTGATGGTAGATTGGGTGAGACGCCGGTGCCCGCTGTTTTGGGTGCACCATTGTATAAAGTTGCGTTGTTGAAGGCTATTGAGAAACCTGGAGGTGAGTTTGTTGACCCTATGTTGAATGGGTTATCTAGTTTAGATGTTTTGGCTAAGAGAGAGATTGATTATCCTATTGATTTGGAAGTATGTGCTAGAGTTGTTGGTAGAAAGTTGGCAGAGAGTGCTATTATTTGTAATCCTGATTGGCCAGCTACTTTTTCTGGTGCTGGGTTTTTGCCAAGCATTCAGCGTGGCGCTGCTAGTGGTCCTCCTTGGACTGCTATTGGAACTACGAAGGATGTTATGTGTTTGTCGTTTGATGAGTTGGTAGCTTTGGGTATGACAAATGGTGTTGTTCCAAATGAGAGAGCGTTGCAAGTTTTAGATGAGTTAGTTTCGAGAATTTTGACAGGTAGAGAGTATGAGGCTGCGTGTGGTGCAAGTATTAAGGAAGAGCCTAGGTTAGCTAGTAAGGTTGAGATTGGAGCCAGTAGGTTGTTTGCTGGTGCTCCTGTGCATGAGTTTTTGTTGCAGAGAAGGTTTTTTATGGGTGTGTTAGCAACATTTTTGAAAAAGAATGTTGCTGTTCATTCGGCTTTGGGTTTAGACCCAAGTCATTATGGAGAGATACATAAGATGATGGAGAATATGAAGAATGGTTCGTTGGCTATGTTTGATTATAAGAAGATGGATCAGAGCTTTACTCCGAAATTCATGGCGTTAGTGTCGAAGATAATTCGATCTATTGCTATTGGTTTTTGGGTAGGTGATGAGATACATAGTGCAGAGGATTATATTAGATCGGTGTTGTTGTATAGATTGTCGTTTAGTCGTTTGTTGGTTGGTAAGGAGATTATTGAGCCGAAGGGTGGACATCCTAGTGGTAGTGCTTTGACTACTATTATAAATATTGTTGCTGATATTTTGGTGTTTACGTATAGTATTTCAAAGATGACTGGAAGGAGTTTTGAGGAAGTGTTGGAGGAAGTGTTTATGTTGTTTTTAGGCGATGATTCTGTTGTTTGTATGGAAGATGCTGAGAATTATGATTTAAGGATCGTTGTTGAGACTGCGAGGAAGATTGGTTTTACACTCACTGCTGGTGATAAGAGTGAGTGTATGCGTTGGGAGAAGTTGGCGAATTTTGATAAAGTTAGTAGAAGTGAGTATGAGTTTTTGAGTCGTGCTTTTACTAAAACTGATGGTGTTTTGTCTATGGAACGGTTACCGAAGATGATGATGTTCTGTGAGGAGCATCGTGCGTTGGAAACTGTTCCACAGGCAATATCATCGTTTCAGGATGAGTTAGCGAGGTATGAGAGGACTGGTCAGGTTGATTGGCTAGAGCGTATGGTTGTTCAAGTTAAGCATTTTGGTTTTAATAGTATGGAAGAGTTTCTTGGAATGAACAAGATTGAGATTGTTCAGGTTGTGTTGGGTACATTTGTTGAATGCCCGGAGAAGATGAGAGTTAGCGTACCGCCGTATAATCGTAAGATTATGCAGGCGCTGGTTGCTCAAGGTCCTGATGAGTTTGTGGCTCAAGGACCTGGTGATGATGAACCAGGTGATGCTGGTAATGAGGAAGATGCGGAGTTTTTGGGGGAAGTTGTGACCTTGGAGATGGAGAATGTTCATACTGATCATAGGTATTTACAGGATCATATGGATGAAGTTAATTATGCGAGTAAAGAAGTTTTTGGACGTCCCATTGTTGTGTTTACAGGGACGACTGGTGTTGTTAGTGATGTGCAGATTGTTAAGTTGAGTGCTGCGAGTGCTTATTTTTTTAAGAACTTCAATGCTCAAGCTAAGTTGGCAAATTCAGTGTTTATGAGGTGTACGTTTTGTGTTAAGGTTATTGTGGCTTCAGGTCCGTTTAACCTTGGTAAGTTGTTGTTGTCGTTTCGTCCGTCATTTGGTGGTGCCAGTGATATGATTATGGCGACAGCAGATCCATGTACAGAAATTGATTTGGCTGCGGCAACGTCTGCAATAGTGAAATTTACTACTTGTTTGCCCGGGAATTGGATGATGGTTGAGAAGTTTGTTGATCCTATAAGCATATCTGCTGCTGAAGCGGGATTTGATTATGGGATTGTACAATTATGGACGTTGACACCTCCTGCGGTGTCAACGCCTGTTACGGTTTATTGTTGGTTAGAAGATGTTGAACTGAGAGGTGCAGGTTTTACTCACTTTACTCTTGCGGCGCAAGGTAAAGATAGTAAAGGAAAGAAAGAAGAGGGGAAAGGCGGTAAGAAAGCTGGTTCCTCTAAATCTCATGTTGGTAGAAATTATGAAGGTGAGATGATGATGAAGAAGTGGGATTGGAAGATTGAGAACACACCTGATTGGTTGAACACCGTTGGAGCGAGTGTTGAAACAATTGGTGGTTGTGTTGAAACTATTGAAGAGTCTATTTTGGGTCCCGCTGGGGATTTTGTTGAGAAGGGTGGTGAAGCTGTTGGTGGAGCTGCAGCCGTTGTTTTTGGTGCTTCAGTTCCGCCCCCGAGTACACACATTGAGTGCTTTATGCAAGCTCCTGTG